CCAGATCGCCGAAGATTTGTGCTGACATCCTGTAGTCTGCGGCCAGCCGTGACCGGCCGCAGTGTAACAAGACGTTTAGCCTTAGATCTCGCTGAGTTCGGTGACCGCGAGGTAGACGTGAAGCTCGCCAGCGTCGATGTCGCTGAGGGACTTCGCGGCCATGGACTCGACCAAGAGGTCGATGGTGTCCGCCGATGTGTAGGCGTACGCCGTGGTGTTGGCGTGCGACTTGTAGTAGACCTCGGTGCCGTTGTCGTTGACCTGGGTCGCGGTGACGAAGCGGTCGGTGTCTCCACCGTCGCCGAGTTGCACCTGCGTGTCGTTCAGCGCGGTATCGGACAGATCCTCAAACGGAGTGACCAACTTGATCGCGGCTTTCTCGACCAGCGCGCCGGCGGCCACGCTCAAAAGAGCGATGGTCTGATCGGCGTCAGCGGTCGTGACCGTGAGGTCGTCCGACGTGATGATTGCCTTGTGGGAAAAGCCGGTTGCGGCTTTGGTTTCTGCGGGAAGCTCGAATACCTTCATTTTCTCTCCTTAGTTAGTTGTTAGAATTAAGCAGTGGCGTTGAGCTTGCCCATGGCCTTCGGGGTCATGACGGCGAGCGACACGATGGCGTCGATCAGACCGCGGGGACCGCCGCCCATGTCCTCCAGCTCGCGGAACTGCGGACGGCGTCCGTAGCGGAGCATGAGGTGGTCGGCATTCATGATGTAGCCGCGGGCGTGTTTCTCGGCGTCGGTGCTGGCACCAGCAGCTAAAAGAAGGGATGGCACGATTTCCAAAGTGCTAAAATCTCCTTCGTAGAAACTGATATTGGAGACCAAACGATCAGAAGCTGCGGCTTGGTGCGTTTGACGGAGGTTGAACACGTTCGAGGTCGAGTTGACCGTGAAGCGCGTGAAGTTGGTTATCGACTTTTTCAGCGTGGGGCCGACAACCGCAACGAGGCGGTCGGTCGTGCCGGTCTCCTCGTAGATCGACTGGAGCACGTCCTGCAGCTTCGACTCGGTGAGGGAAGCGGTGGCCGTGTTGTCGATGGAACCAGCCGGGGTGCGCTGCGAGGCAGGCACGGGGAGGTCGGATTGCGCGCTGGAGCTGATCCACGAGCCGAGACCGCGGAGCTTATAGGCCGTGGCGCCGGAACCTTCCTGCGAGTCGTTGTCACTTGAGATTGCAGCCTCAATATCCCTTTTTAATTCCGTAATCGCGCGGGCCGTCCCACGCGCCATTTCCTTGCGCTTGCCAACGCCAGCAACGTCTTGGACGTTCTGCTGGAAGTCGGACACACGAATCGTGCGGCGGAACTTCTGCGCGCGGGCGCTGAGAAGGACGCGGTTTTTGGTCGGGTCGTCGAACTCAGTGACATCAGCGTTGTCCACAACGCCGTCGAAGGACGGGCTGTTGTAGGAGTCAGCCTGGTAGCTGTAGAGTCCGGGATTAGATAGATCGGCACCAACTCGCGCTACGCTTGAGGAGATGGGACAATTTTTCGCATCGACAACACTGATGATGTCGAGCAAGTCCTCGCGGTTGCCCGTCGAGGGGAAGAGAGCGCCAACTGTAGAAGGCATAATTTTAAGTCTTTCTTGGTATTAGGTTTTTAACTGAACAGCGCCTCCGACATGTAAGCCTCGAGATCGTTGATCCCGCCGGCGCCGGAGAGCACTCGGTTGCGCACGTCTTTGCTGACCGTGCCCTTGGTGGATGTTTTCGGCGACGAGACTGGTTTCACAGGTGTCGGCGTTTTCTTCGCGGACGAGACTTTTTCGGCGGCCTTGGTCTTGGCTTGCTGCGCTTTTTGCGCGGCCATCAGGGCTTGTTCGCCGTAAAGCGCCAAGCCGACCCAGTATTCAACTTGCGGGAGCTTCAGTAGCTCCGGCGCTTGTTTGACCGTGGCCTCAAACGCCTTTTGCATAGGCGTTCCTTTTTTGAGGATGTCGGGGAAGAGATTCTTGGTCGCCTCAAGCGCGGGCTGCCTTTGGGCGAGCCACTGTTGGCGCTGGGGGGCGTGAATGGTCAGAACGTCGTCTGCTTTGATCAGGTAATCTTTGACCTGATCCGCGTCCAAGTAGACCTCGCTGCCGTCCGGCTTACGCACGGTGGCGCCATCCGTATTGCGCAGAGCCCATCGGCGGACTTCCTGCGCAGACCTGATCTTGGCGTCGAGGGCTTCGGGCGTGTCTACGTCGGCCAGCGGGTTGTCGGCGCTGGCTTGCAGCACCGGCCTCGCGGCCTCGTTGACTTGGGACTCCAGCTCGGTGAGGCGCTTTTGAGCTTCCTCGTATTGAGCCTTGATCGTGGCGGCTTCTTCGGCTGCGGCTTTCTTTTGGGCCGTCAGCTTGTCGATGCGTTTCTGCACCTTATCCGGCGAGGGCTTTTCGTCCTCCTCGTCGGCGTCGTCGCCGTCCTCGTCCTTGTCCTCGGACTCCTCGTCCTTCTCTTCGACATCTTCGCCGGCGTCCTCGGATTTCTCCTCGGTCTCCGGCTTGTCAGTCTCGTCTTGTGAAAGAACTTCGCTTTCTTCGGACTCCTTCTCTTCCGGCTCTTCGGCTACCGGCGCCGGGGCGCCACGCAGCTCATCGAGAGCCATACTGATAATGTCATCCGACCCTGCGGCATCAGCCGCTGCTTTCCCATCCGCCATGGATAAACCTCCAAGAAGTGCCAGGGCGTCCGTCGCCCAGTCCGGGTAGTCAACCTCAGCTCCGACTGTGCGGAGCACACCTCGACTACCAACCTAACTATGAGCCGATGCCGTACAAATGTCCAGCACTATTTTCAGACTGACGTGTTGCATGTGATTCGTGTCACAAAAAGTGGTGCGCGGATGTGACCGATAGGACCAATGGGACTGATGTCCTAGTGATAGTATCGCTTAACGATACGGACCCGACATGAACTGGCACTTTCTGACAGTTCGTGTGCAGTTCGTGTGACGTTACCGCCCGGTAATGTCGCCTATACCCGCAATGGTATAAAGTGGGCGAACGGCGGCTTTTTATACCCGAGCGGGAACTACGACAGCTTGGCTGCTTCTGCGCGGCGTTGCTCCAGGTCGTCCCACAATTCCTGCAGCGCGTTGAGCTGGCCGGCGGCGTGGGCGAGCAGGCCCGGGTCTTTCGCGGTGGCCATTGTGCTGACCAGCAGGCAGGCGTCGGCAATTCGGTCCTGCAAACTTAGCATGATTGCTAAGTAACTCGGGTGAGCTTGCTCGCGGCTGAAGGCGAGAGCGGATTGCGGGTCGAAGTTGTCGCTGGCCTGGTAGCGGTCGAGCGGGATGGTTTTGAATACGGTTTTGAACATGTGTTGTGTTTTCTATCCTTAGTGCGGGGAGTGAAATTGGACGAAAGTCATAACCTCAATGGCGCGGCAGAGGTGCGGGTGGCATTCGTGGCAGACGTAGCCGAGATGCAGGTCGCGTCCTTTGACTTGGCCGCTACCAAGCAGCTTGGAACAGATGCCGCACTTCGGGTCGTCGAAGCGGTTCATGGCGAAGCGGACTTTCGTTGGCGGCGGTGGCGAGAGCTTGGTCATCAGTATGCGCCGCCTCCGCGGGATCGGAGCGACTGCTCGTCGAGGTAGCAGGCGTCGGAGAGGCAGACGTATCTCAGAAGGTCGATCCAGTCTTTCACGCTTCCGCGCTTTCCGTCCGCTGCGGTGTAGGTCTGCAGGGCATAGATTGTGTTTTTGCAGTTTTCGGTGATGTAGAGGCGAGGCTGATTGCGGGCATCGACCGGCTTCTCTGGGTTATAGGACAGCGCGTCGTTGATCATGCCAACGCCCTCATCGATGCTGTCGCCGGGTGTGGCGGTAAAGTGCATGTCCAGCTCGGCCATCTCGTCGATCAATGTTGTCGGCGCCTCCTTGGCCAGCGTGCGGGCGTGGCCGTAGCGACTGTCCATCCAGCGCTCGTAGATGTCCTCGCCAGCCTCGACGCGCAGGATTTCGTCGCGGTAGCGCTCGAGGCCAAAGCCGAAGTCTTGCTGGGCCGGTCCTGCGCGGCCGTCGAGGAGCTTGCCGTCGGGCAGCGCCCACTCGCCGGCGTAGCCGACGCCCTCGATGTAGTCGGTCTGGTTTGGCCATTCGCGGCAGACGA